TTATCCTTTTCGGATGCGCAATATCAAAGGCTCCCGGCATGGAGATAGTGATATACGAGAGCCTGACGGCAAAGGATCCGAAAGAAGCCGGATATTACAGCCTGTTGAGAAAAGGCCGGGACATTCCGGCAAAGACCGATGATTTTTACGGATACCGCCGGAAGGTCAAGGCAGAGTTTTACCATAGGCTGAAACTCTTCGGACTGTGGAAATACAAGTAAGGAGATATAAGGATTATGGAACATAAAAACAAGTGGTGGTCACCCGCCAAGATGATACCACCACTTACCTAATCTGCTTAGGCCCATTGTATCAGACCTTTGCAGATTCTGCAAGAGGGAGGATTACTATGGGCCAGAATATCAAAAGAGAAATCATTGACAACATTGTTGTCGCCATGTCGATTTACATTTCAGATCAGGATACGATTGCTATTCTGGATAGCGTGATATCCAGCGAGCTTACAAAGGTTAATTTACAGGAGATTTGCTCACTTCCGGCGGAGTGGAAAACTGACACAGAGCAGCGAAACGCATATCTCATTATGCGGGATGCGTGTAAAAACATCCGTGAACGGGCGATTATTGAAGTGTTTCGCAGCACCGGCGCGCGTGTAGGTGAGATATCCGAGATCAGAACCGAACAGGTCAATCTTGAGACCGGAGATATTCTGATCGAGGGAGAAAAAGGCGGTAGATATCGCACACTGTATTTGGATGATGATGCGCGGTACTACTACGGCATGTATCTGGAAAGCCGGACGGATAACAGCCCATTTATGTTCCCTCAGTCCAGAAAGCCATACGGCCAGATGAGCGTGTGCGGATTCCGCACGATCATTAAAAATGTTGGAGCGCGGGCGGATGTGAAAAGCGCCGTATACCCGCATAAGATGCGCAAGACGTTAGGAATGAATTTAAAAAATAGGAAAGTGGACATTGGTATCATACAGGAAATTCTTGGACATGCCAGTCCGGCGGTGACAAGCATGTATTATGCTCAATCAACGCCTAAAACGCTGAGAGATGTCCGGGAAATGGTACAGATTTAAGGAGCAATAATGGAAGAGAACACAATAACGACAGTGGAGTGCCGGAAACTGCGGGAACTCATCCGTGATATCACAAGCGGGCACATTCTTACCCATGAAGAAGCTGAGAAGGCATTGGAGGAGATGCGAAAATGAAATTTAAGAGTTTGTGAATTGGTGCAATGAAAGAGCATGTGATGGATGCTGGGGAATGCTAACAGCTATGGCGAGCATTGATTTAATACAACAGGTTAGAAAAATCCCTTTCTGGAGAAGAGAGAAGTTTTGGAAAGAAAATTACGAACATCAGGTATTAGACGAGATTGTTAATCCGATAGAGAAGAAACTGGAGGAAATGGGAAAATAATGTAACGTTGAGGTGGGGACAACAATAAGTGCTCTGCATGGTAACATGGAAATAGAGAAACCATGACCATATGGGGCATTTTTTATTTGGAGGTGAGTACATGGGAAAGGCACCAAAATACACAAGTGTCAAAGAAGTAGAGGATAAAATAGCACAGTATTTTGAAAAGTGTAAGGGTTATCCATTGACCGATGAAGGAAAACAAGTCTATAACAAATTCGGCCAGCCTATTTTTGTGGACGTTCACCCGCCAACAGTAACGGGACTAGCATTAGCGTTAGGATTTACAAGCAGACAAGCACTGCTGAACTATCAAGCAAAACCACAGTTCGTTGACACGATAACGCGCGCAAAAGCCAGAGTAGAGCAGTATGCAGAGGAAAGACTGTTTGACCGTGATGGTTCCAATGGCGCACAATTTAGCTTGAGAAATAACTTTAAGGGCTGGGACGTTGATAAGAGAAATGATGATTCTGGAGATGGGAAGATTACGATTGTAAACAATATTCCGAGACCGGAGAAACAGGATGGAAAGTAATGCTGTCAAGCTAAACGAAATCATAGCCCCGGCTTTTTATGATGTGTTCTGGGATGTATTAGACGGAAAGCATACCTATTATGATTTATACGGCGGGCGAGGTTCTACGAAATCTTCTTTTGTTGGAACCATGATTCCATTCCAGATGATGCAGGATGCAGAAAATGGGGATTTTACGAATGCAGTGATATTCCGCAAGGTTGGAACCACACTCCGGGAATCGGTATACGAACAGATAGCTTGGGGAATTGATGCACTGGGAGCAAATGATTTGTGGAACAGCAGCCTAAGCCCTATGCAGTACACTTATAAGCCTACTGGGCAGAAGATCATATTCAGAGGTCTGGATAAGGCAAAGAAGACCAAGTCCATTAAAATAAAACGTGGATATTTCAAATATCTTTGGTTTGAGGAGCTTGACGAGTTTGCTGGAATTGAAGAAATCCGAACGGTGCAACAGTCGGTTCTCCGTGGCGGGAGTCAATTTATTGTATACAAGACATTTAACCCGCCAATCAGTCGAAGTAACTGGGCGAATGTATATGTGAGCGAGCCGAGGGTGGACAGCTATAGGCATAAGAGTGATTACAGATCTGTCCCGACTGAATGGCTTGGACAACAGTTTATTGATGATGCGGAACATCTGAAAAAGACGAATCCACGAGCTTACGAGCATGAATATTTAGGACTTCCGGTTGGGCTTGGAACAAATATTTTTGATCTATTGGAGATTCGGACAATAACAGACGAAGAGATTCAGAAGTATCAAAGTATTTACCAGGGGCAGGACTGGGGCTGGTATCCAGACCCCAAAGCTTTTATTCGTTTGGCTTATGTGCCTAATAAAGAAAAGGTTGTTTTGCTTGATGAGCTAGGCGGTTGCAAGATTAGAAACGCTGCAATGGCTGACGAAATAAAAAAGAAGCAGTATGACGATTACGTCATATATTGCGGAGTTGATGAGGAAGAAAGCATTGTCGACTTCCGAGATGCAGGTCTTCCGGCACGAAGGGCAATAGTAACGCCTGGAAGCCGTAAATATACGTTTGAGTGGCTACAATGCCGGACCCTAGTTATTGATCCAGAACGAACGCCGAGAGCGTACAAAGAAATCATTAACTATGAACACGAGGTTGACAGCAATGGAGAAGTTATCGCGGACTATCCAGACGGAAATGACCACTGGATAGATTCCATCAGATACGCCACCAGTCCACTATCCATGAGAAGGGGGAACAGTGCATAATGTGTAAATTTTGCGATGAATTAAACATTTTGAAGAACAACTTTGTTGGATACAAATATGGGTGCCAGATTTACGCGACTTCTTACTATACAAAAGCAGGGGTTACATCTCAACCATTTGACCTTAATTGGTGTCCTGTTTGCGGAAAAGGGATAAAGAAAGATTTGAAGAAGGGAACGGCAAATAAAGTCACACATGTTATTGTTGGCGAAACCGTAATTCCGGCAGGGAATCTTATCAGTGTAAACGCAAGCTATGGCGAGGTTGAAGTGGAATACAGAGACGATATCGAAAAAGGCGTGGTGCGAACTGTAAAACTCAATGCTCCATACGGTAGCACTGGGGTTATTGTAGACGATACAGGTGAGGAATAAATGGGAATCTTATCAACGATAAAAAGGTGGTTTAACATGATATTTAAACGGCAGGCAGAGAACGACTTTGATGTGGAATCCATCGTATCTCCAGAGATGGAAAAAGCTATAGACCAGTGTGCGAAGATATACCACGGTCAGCCGGAGTGGTTGGACGATGATGAGGGTATTAAGACCATCAACTTTGCAAAAGCGCTTTGCTCTGAAACTGCCCGCCTGACAACACTGGGTATCGGAATACATCTGGAGGGCAGCACCCGGGCAACGTGGTTACAGCAGCAGATAGACCTTGTCTACGCGAAGCTCCGCGACTGGGTGGAGTACGGATGCGCATACGGAACTGTTTTTTTGAAGCCAAACGGCACAAGTCTGGATGTATTCACCCCGGCGGACGTGCTGCTTGTGGACTATGACAACTTGGATGTGCGCGGCATCATCTTCAAGGACAGCTACCAGTCCGGGAAGAAATGGTACACCCGTCTGGAGTATCACAGGTTTATGGAGACGGTACAGGATAGCGTGACGCTCTACCCCTACTATGTGAGTAACCGGGCATACGTTTCTAAATCTGCTGAGAGCCTTGGTGATCCGGTGCCGCTGACGCAGACCAAATGGGCAGATATGATGGAGGATACACCGCCGATACTTAAGGCATCCGGGGAGCCACTGGACAAGCCAATGTTCGGTATCTTCCGCACGCCGCAGGCAAACAACGTAGATATATCGTCCCCACTTGGGCTGCCGATATTCCGCGAAGCCGTGGAGGAACTGAAAGACCTTGACATAGCATACAGCCGGAATTCTGGAGAGATATTTGACAGCCAGAAGATCATACTGGCAGATGACAGACTGATGTATGAGAGCGGGCAGAAGATAAAACACCGTGGCCCGGCGGATGCGGTAGGGCTTCCGCACTACGTTAAGAATGTATTCGGCAACGATACAAAGGAGTTTTACCAGGAGATTAACCCACAGCTTAATACCGATGTCAGAATCAAGGGCATCAATAACCTGTTAAGCCAGATAGGATACAAGGCTGGCTTCGCAAATGGGTATTTTGTTTTCAACGAGTCTTCCGGCATTCAGACGGCAACAGGCGTAGAAGCCGATCAGCAGCGCACCGTCCAGTTTATCAAGGATGTACGCGATCAGTTGGAAGCGTGCCTTGATGCCACCATATACGCACTTAACGTATACGCAGACCTTTACAACCTGTCACCTGTAGGGCCTTATGAGGTTACATATGACTTTGGTGACATCCTGTATGACCGGGAAGCAGACCGGAGCCGCTGGTGGCAGTATGTTACGCAAGGCAAGGTTCCGGCGTGGTACTACTTTGTTAAGTTTGAGGGTATGACCGAAGAGGATGCAAAGGCTATGGTTGAGGAAGCGCAGCCGGAAGAAAAACGGCTTTTTGATGAAGAATAGGAGGTATGGAGATGATAAGTAACTGTGGGCATGATGAGCGTGGCAAGTATTCCGGCGGCAAGGCAGGAGATCAGAAAGGTGATGAGTGGGCCGTTATCCCGTGGTATAGCCGCCCGTGGGGCGTTATGCTCCGGCCCCCAAACGCTGCGGTAGGGAAAAAGATAGCGGAGCTTGCAGAAAAAGCGGCGAAAAATGACCATATCGGTTACGATCAGGGAAATCGTTACACATTCTGGCAGCAGCTGAAAGCATCCGGCTATGACCCGGCGAAGATCACGGTTGACTGCGAAGCGGACTGTAGCTCCGGAGTTGCGGCACTGGTAAAGGCTGTTGGATATCTGATACAGGACAAAAAACTCCAGGGCGTGAGCATCTACTGTTACACAGGTAACCTCCGGGCGGCGCTTGTGAAGGCAGGGTTCGGCACATACACAGAAAAAGAGTACCTTAACGGTGATACTTATCTGCGCCCTGGTGATATCCTACTGTTGGAAGGTCACCATGTAGCGGTTAATCTGACCGAGGGAAAGCTGGCCAACGTAGGGAACTATTTGACCGGATGGCGCCAATCATCTGACGGCAAGTATATGTATTTCTCCGGCGGCGAAGCCTTAAAAAATCGATGGAGTCTTATCAACCATCACTGGTACCTGTTTGACGCAGACGGCTATATGCTGACCGGGTGGCACAGATGGGATGGCTATAACGCAGACCCAGAGGGCAACACCGGGGACTGGTACTACCTTGATGAGACTGCCGGGGGAGTCTTGGAGGGTGCTTGTTGGCACAGCCGGGACAATGGAAGCATGGAAATATGGTATGTAGAGTAGAGGGGCAGTATGGCTATATCAAAACCTATAACACGAGTAGAACAGTATCTTGCACATATATCAGGGATGCGCGTCAACGTTCCGGAAGTTCCTTTAACAAGAGAAGAAATGTACCTTGCTGCGTGGGCTAGGAAGAGTGGGATTGAAGATACGGAGATGCAAGGAGAACCGCCATTGACACTTAAAGACTGCATAGGAGAACCATTTAATGGATTGGTGCTGTATGGCAAATCCACGCAGGTGACGACGACAGGGGCACAGCTGCTAAATTTGGTTGACAGAGAACCTGTAACGATATGTGGTTTGACATGGCAAATAAAGAACCAATGTATATCTGTGAACGGTACAGCTACAGACGAAGAAAATGTTACGGATTTTTATATCTGTGGCACTAGAGGTGTATATGCAGATGTAGATTTTCCAGAGGGGAGAATAACGATATCTGCCGATTTGCCAAAGGACATTATAATGTATGTTGTAAAAAACGGTGGAACTACTTTAACATATATTGCATCAGATAAAAAGGATGGTTCTTTTGAACATGTTTCGGGAAGCAAATATCGCATCCTACTCAGAGCAAGGAAGAAAGGTGCAATATACGATAATGTTATCAAAGCAATGTTTAATCGAGGAGACACCGCCCTCCTTTGGGAACCGTACACCGGCGGTAAGCCGAGTCCAAGTCCGGATTACCCGCAGGAGATTCAGAGTGCAGGTGATGATGGAAACGTAGCAATCAATGTGACGGGAAAGAATTTGCTGGATATCTCTAAAGCAAATGTTTCAAGCCTCGAAACTTCGTTGGGTTGTAACATTATGCCTAAAAGTGGTTGTATTAAAATTTTCGGAAACACTACGAGAGAATCCTATATCTCTTTTTCACCAGACATCATTCCGATTGGCAAAAAAGTTTTTTTACTATTAAAAACTGAGGGATCTTCACGCGTACGATTGCGAATCGCTTATCAGAAAGAATCGGAAAAGAAAGTTTCTTATATATATAGTGGTGATGAATTTTTGCGAGAAAACACTTCGTACAAGGTTCTTACTATCCAGTTAATCATTATGTCAGGTGAGTTAGACGATGAAGTATACCCGATGATTACGACGGAAAAAGACACAACTTTTGAACCATACAAAGGCGAACAACTCCTCACTCTCTTAACACCGAATGGTTTACCAGGAATCCCAGTGTCATCCGGCGGAAATTATACCGATGATAATGGTCAACGGTGGATATGTGATGAGGTAGATCTCGGACGGGGAGTGTATGTGCAGCGGAGTGGCGTTTTGACGTTGGATGATAAAAGCACTATAATATCTGTGTCAAAATGGGATAATAAGCATCTCGATGTTGTTCAGCCGTATCGCGTAGATGGCGTTACTATGTCCAGAAAAAAGGTCATATGCAATAGACTTCCGTCAGAAGAAATGAGAGAAGCTTGGGGCAGGGATATTGAGATGATTGGCGGAGTCGGGGCAACGAATAAACTTGATTTTTATATTAAAAATCAACGTCTTGGAACAACAAAAGACACAAGTCCTGACGATGCAATTAGTGCTGCTTTAAAATGGCTCAAAGAAAATCCATTATCATGCAAATATGCTCTTGCCACCTCCATCGAGACCCCACTCTCAGAAACCGACATCGCCGCCTACCGTGCTCTCACTACCTACAAAGGGACAACTATATTGGAAAGCGAGTGCCATCTGAAAGTAAAATATTCTAAATTGAGGAAGTGATAATATGTCAAGCTTACCGAAACCGATAACACGGATTGAACAGTATTTATATGCCATAGCAAGCAATGAAGAGGAAATTCGAAAACAGGCTCTTTTGACTCAATATGTAGCAGCTATGGCAGATATTTATATTCCAGAGGAGGATGCATATGTACAGGATACTGATACAACTGCGGATGTATTGCCCGAAAAATGAGTGGATTAAGCTTGTAGAGCAAGCAAGGAAAGCTAGGAAGATAACCGCTGATGAGTACGAAAAACTCATGGAGTAGACTATGCTGAGTCCAGACTATCTAAAAAAAATAGCAGAGGGCAGCGAGAATATAGCATCTTCACTGCATAGCTATATCCTAAACCGAATCATCGAAGCTATCATGATCCGCTTGGGACGCGGGGAGAAGTACATACTCACATCATCCGACCGCTGGCGCATTCAGATACTACAGGATGCCGGGTATCTGTTGCAGGATATCACGCAGGAGATAGCCCGATATACAAAGCTACAGCGCGAAGAGATAGCCGCCGCAATGGAAGAAGCCGGAGTAAAGGCTATTGCTTACGATAAGGCTGTATACGAAGCTGCCGGAATCACCACGGAAGCCCTAGAACAGTCTCCGGCACTTGTACGAATACTCCAGAGGGATTATGAAGCCACGATGGGCGAATGGTCGAACATGACAAGAACGACCGCAGAAGCCGCCCAGAGCCTTTTTATAAGTGAGTGCGACAATGCGTACCATAAGGTCATAAGCGGGGCTGTATCGTACACACAGGCCGTCAGAGAAGCTGTTGATACGGTTGCGCAGAATGGTGTTATAGTCCGGTATCCAACGGGGCATAGAGACACCATTGAGACGGCAACAGCGCGGGCAGTGCGCACCGGGATATCTCAGGCTTCCGGTGACATATCCATGCAGCGGATGAAAGAGCAGGAGTGGGATATAATCCTTGTATCGGCACACATCGGGGCCAGAACGGGAGATGGCGGAGCGAATCCGGGCAACCACCTGTGGTGGCAAGGCCAGTTCTACAGCCGGACCGGGAAAGACAAGCGCTTCCCTCCGTTTTCTCTGACTGGATACGGCACGGGCGAGGGCCTGGGCGGTTGGAACTGCCGTCACAGCTTCGGCCCAGGTGACGGGGTGAATAATCCGTACAAGGATATCCAAACTGCGGACAACGAGCGCATGGAGAAGCTGGAGCAGCGGCAACGAGCCTTAGAGCGCAGAATCCGCAAAACAAAGCAAGCGGTTATGGGCCTACAGACGGCGGTAGAAAACTGCAAGGATGACGCACTGCGCTTCGAATTGCAAGCCGAGCTTGACAGGAAGTCTTATCTACTCCAGAAGCAGAACAAGGCATACAACGAGTATTGCAAAACTAATGAGCTGCGTCCGTTAGCCGACCGCCTTAAGATAGCAAGGTGGGGCAGAGAACAGGCGGCAAAGGCGCGAGGAGCCGCACGGCGGTATGAAAATCTGAAAGGATGACTGGTATGATTGATTATGACGTTGCGTGGGAATATTACAACCCGAATCCGGCCGGGAAGCGGGTAGGAGACTGCGTGATAAGGGCCATCTGCAAGGCAACAGGAAAGGACTGGACAACGGTCTTTTCTGGAATAATGGTAAGGGCCTGCGCCCTGTGTGATATGCCATCCGCGAACTATGTTTGGGGCGCGTATCTCAAAAGCCTGGGGTATCGGCGGCACCTAATAGACGATCACGGCCAGAATATCTATACCGTAGTGGATTTCTGCATGGAGCATCCGCGCGGTACTTACATACTGTGCATAGACGGCCATGCCGTATGTGTGCAGGACGGCCATATATTTGACACCTGGGACAGCGGCGGCGAGATCCCAGTGTACTACTGGGAGAAAAGCAATGAGTAGATGGGTAGATAAATTGCCGAACGGAGAACTCCGCGAAGAAATAGCAGATATTAATGAATGCAGACATATGTATAACCAAATATGCTGTAAGCCAAACAGCGAGTTTTGCACTTGGGATATAGGTGAGGATGATTGCCGAAGTTGCATATTTTTTGAACCAGAGGAGACAACAGATGATTGACTTAGAGTTTGTGCGTACTATCGTATCAATTTGCAGCGGTATTGGTACCATCGGAGCCGCCGCGGGGGTGCTTTACACGGTCTATTCCCATGCGAAGAAACCGCAGCAGGATATAGAGAAGCGCGTGGGCGCTATTGAGACGGACATAAAAGACATCAAAGAGAAACTGGACAACGATTATTCCAACATCAAGCAGAACCGGGAAGATACTCAACTGCTTATGAGGAGCATGTTTAATTTGATTGAAAACAAGATAACCGGAAACAACGTGGAGGGTTTAAAAAAAACCCGGGACGATCTGTTGGAAGCCTTGACGAAAAATTAAGAGGTCTGATATTGAAAGTGTATGATTTTACAGTACCGGAGCTGAACAGGTTCCGGGCGCTTGCAAATTTTACACCAGATGAAAGAACTTTATTTGAGTACCGGGCCGCTGGCGTTCCGATGGAGATATGCGCTGAAAACATGAATGTCAGCCTTGCCACCGCGAAGCGGATCAGCCGCCGGGTAAATTCAAAGATCATTCGCGTATGCGGAACTTTATAGATACTTTATTGAGCCTTTGACGAACTGTCAGGGGCTTATTTTTTATGCCAAAATATAAGCATGGAGCAGATGTTTTCCGATGACTATGAGATAGAGATACCTATAAAAACCGATTACCACGATATTTTGATCTTTTTGGAAGAATTGGAGGAAATCGAACATGGCAGCATATCCGAACATGTATCAGCCATACCAGCCGTATCAAGACCGTATGGCGCAGATGAACCAATATCAGCCCGTCCCGCAGCCGATGGCAGCGCCGACAAATAACCAAGGAATGCTCTGGGTGCAGGGCGAGACTGGAGCAAAGTCTTACCTTGTTGCACCCGGATCATGCGTATTGCTGATGGACAGCGAAGCGGAGCGGTTTTACATCAAGTCAACGGATGTATCCGGCATGCCGCAACCTTTACGCGTATTTGAATACCACGAAATAAACGGCAGAATGCCACAGAAGCAGCCGGAAACTGCCATGAATGATATGTATGTTACCCGTAAAGAGTACCAGGACCTTTTTGACAAATACAATGAGATTCTGGACAAGATAAATTCGTTTCCAGCAAGCGGCGGCTCTACTGTCAAACCAGAGAGCCGGAGGTCAAAGGGAGGTGCGGCAACAGATGAGTAACCCATTATTCCAAATGTTCGGCGGCGGAATGCCGATGGGCGGCAACGGCCCCATGCAGATGATGCAGCAGTTTGCGCAGTTTAAGCAAAACTTTAAGGGAGACCCGAAAGCTGAGGTACAAAAGATGCTGCAATCCGGCAGAATATCACAGGCGCAGCTTAACCAGGCTCAGCAGATGGCACAGCAGTTTCAGCGGATGCTGAGCGGTATGAAATAGTACATTATCCCGGCCGGGAATGTAAATAAATCAAAGGAGATATCAATATGGATGGAACTTACAGCTTAGCCGACATTGCGGCGGCTACCGGAACCAACAACCGGAACAATGACGGTATGTGGGGCGGGGACGGCGCATGGTGGATCATTATCTTATTCCTCTTCGTCTTCTGCGGATGGGGCAACGGCAATGGCTGGGGAAACGGCGGAGGTGGAGCAGCCGGAAGCGCATACACCGATTCTGCGATCCAGCGCGGGTTTGACAACCAGGCGGTTATCAGCAAACTGGACGGCCTGTCCAGCGGCCTGTGTGATGGCTTCTATGCCATGAATAACGGTATGCTTACCGGATTCAACGGCATCAATACAAACGTCATGCAGACTGGCTTCGGCATCCAGCAGGCTATTAATGCCGATACTGTAGCCAACATGCAGAACACCAACGCACTCCAGGCGCAGCTTGCTCAGTGTTGCTGTGAGACCCGGGAAGCAATCCAGGGTGTAAATTACAACATGGCGCAGAACACCTGTGCACTCCAGAACACCATGAACAACAACACCAGAGACATTATTGACAGCCAGAACGCAGGAACCAGAGCTATTCTGGACTACCTGTGCAACGAGAAGATTTCTTCCCTCCAGGCTGAAAACAATGATCTCAGACGTGCTGCATCTCAGGATCGTCAGAGTGCATTACTTACTACCGCTATGGCAGCACAGACCCAGCAGCTCATTAATGCGATCAATCCGGCACCGATTCCGGCTTACCAGGTGCCGAACCCGAACACATATTACGGATGCGGCTGCAATACGGGCTGTAATTGCTGACAACATCATATCTGTATCTTCCGGCAAAATGTCGGATGTTCGGCGAAATGCCGGTATTACGCAAATCGGCAGGCTCAGTCCTGCCTTTTTGCGATATGAAAAAGGAGAAAACAATATGGCTGAATATGTAGCTGTTGCCGCTCAGGATGTGGCAGCGAATGGAAATGTAGTATATACCAACACAGCGGTAAAAGGGACCGCATGTGTTCAGCATCGGGAGGGCAGCGGAATAGTTACTCTCAGAGGAATGACGAACCAGTGTAAGGCCCGCTATTTTGTGGCCTTTTCTGCAAATATTGCCGTTCCGACCGGAGGGACAGCAGAAGCAATCTCCCTTGCAATCGCGATCGGCGGCGAACCGGTCTTATCATCTCAGATGATATCTACTCCTGCGGTGGTGGAAGCGTTTAACAACGTATCTGCAGGTATCTTTATTGATGTGCCGCGTGGGTGCTGCTCAAATATTGCAGTGGAGAACACCAGCACGCAGGCTATAACCGTAGCAAACGCAAATCTTGTGGTAACACGGGTAGCATAAGGAGGTGGGATGATGAGAGATATTAAAGATCTGTGCGCACGAATTGAAGATGAAATATCCAATATCGCAGAAAAAGGTCTCACCTCTGGCAATCTGGACACCGCCTTTAAGTTGATTGATATGTATAAGGATATCAAAAACACAGAGTACTGGGATAAAAAGGGCGAGTATTATATGACCGTGCTGGATCAGATGCGTGACGGTGTAAATGATTACAGTGAACGCCGTGGACGGGATAGCATGGGCCGTTACAGTTCTTCTGATGGCCGGATGATGCCGGACTATGACCGCGGATCTTCTTACATGCGCCGTGGCGAACATTACGTGCGAGGGCATTACAGCCGCAATGATGGACGGGATGCTTACGATGATTACATGACCCAGAAACAGAGCTACCGCTCTGGAAAATCCGAAGACTGCAAGCGCAAGATGCTTGCCGCACTGGAAGAGCATCTGGATGGGCTGACCGCTGAGATCGGGGACATGTCAAAGGACGCGGAGTGCCGCGAAGAACGTGACCTTGTGAAGCGGTATGTTGATAAACTTAGAGATATGTTATAAACGTGTGGATAGCTTACATATGGATAAATGATACATTATAAGTGCAGCAAAGATTAACCCCCTGTGAATCTTTTCTAGCCAATTTACACCTCCCGCGCACGCCCTTAATATAAACGGGTTTATCCCGGAGGTTAATAAAAGCGGGTGAAATTCCCGGCGTGCGTATTTCCAGTTTATTCATCTGGCCGGATTGACTGTGTGATTTCATAGCAATCCTCCTTTCCCCTCATAGCTGATAGGCTGTTAAGGCGGCTTACGACCGCAGTGAGGGTTCTTGCTGTTCACCCCTAGCCAATGCAGCAAGACTTTTTCACATCGACTTCTTTCTCGAAACACCGGCTACATATTGCAACCGGTGTTTTAGGACCGTTAGCTCAGCGGTGAGAGCGCCCGGCTCATAACCGGGTGGTCCGGGGTTCGAATCCCTGACGGTCCATTACCCCGCCCGTGGTCTATCGGGCTTAATCCATTTACCTGCGGCGGCAGGTCAATAAACACGGCCAGGAGGATAGATATGCAGAAACTCATTGAAACACTTGGATCATTTGGCATCGAGATTCCGGAGGATAAGCAGGCAGATGTGAAAAAAGCACTGTCTGAGCATTACAAAAACGCCGGAGAGGTCACGAAAACCCTCACTAAGGTAGAGAGTGAGCGTGATGCCTGGAAAGAACGTGCGGAGACCGCAGAAAACACTCTTAAGAGCTTTGAGGGAATTGACCCGGAAAGCATTAAGGGTGAGCTTGCAACCTGGAAACAGAAAGCGGCAGATGCAGAGAAAGAGTATAACGACAAGATCTATGATAGAGATTTTGCGGATGCTCTCAAAGCCGCACTGGAAGATGTTAAATTCTCTTCCACATCGGCGAAAAAGGCTGTTATGTCTGATATCAAGAAAGCAGGGCTTAAACTTAAGGATGACAAGATTCTTGGGCTTAACGATCTTCTGGAACAGATGAAAAAGGATGATCCATCAGCTTTTGTTGACGAAGATCAGCAACAGGCAGAGAGAGACCAGGCGCGGTTCACAACCAGTCTCAGCAAAAACACCCCGCCGGGCAAACTGACGAAAACCGATATCATGAATATCAAGGATGCCGGAGAACGTCAGGCTGCCATTGCAAGTAACATGTCACTGTTTGAGTGATCCAATTACCGACCATGCGCTTTGAGCGTGGCCGCTGACCTACACACCTTTTAACAGCTATAGGTAGAAAGGATTTTTTTATGGCAAAAACCAATCTTATTAAGCAGGAAAACATCCAGGTTCGCGCACGCGAAGTGGATTTTGTTACCCGGTTTGAAAGAAACTGGGAACACCTGCGTGAAATTCTTGGCGTGCTGAGAATGATTAAGAAAGACCCGGGGTCTACTCTTAAATCTAAGTACGCACAGGGCACTCTTGAGAGTGGAAAAGTTGGAGAGGGCGAGGAAATCCCGTACTCCAAATTCGAGGTCAAGGAAAAGAGCTACGCAGAGATCACCGTAGAGAAGTATGCAAAAGCGGTATCCATCGAAGCCATCAAAACCTACGGCTACGATGTGGCTGTGGAGCTAACTGACGATGAGTTTCTTTTCGAACTCCAGACCGATGTTACCGGACGTTTTTACACCTATCTTAAGACCGGAAGCCTTACCTCTACTGAGAGTACCTTCCAGATGGCTCTTGCTATGGCAAAAGGCCGTGTTGAGGATAAGTTCAAGCAGATGCACAGATCTATTCCGAACGGAATCGTTGGCTTTGTGAACGGTCTGGACGTGTATGAGTACATCGGTGCGGCAAACATCACCGTGCAGAATCAGTTCGGCTTCCAGTATGTCAAAGACTTCATGGGATTCAATACCATATTCCTGCTGTCTGAGAGCGAGATTCCGCGCGGCAAGGTCATTGCTACTCCGGTAGACAACATCGTGCTGTACTATGTTGACCCGAGCGATTCTGACTTTGCAAAAGCCGGACTGGTTTACACCGTGGCAGGCGAGACCCCGCTCATTGGTTTCCATACCCAGGGCAACTACCACACCGCAGTTTCTGAAGCATTTGCCATCATGGGCATGGTACTGTTTGCAGAGTACCTGGACGGCATCTCCGTTATCAGCTTCGGCGGCTCTGAAACCCTTGGTGATCTGACTGTGGCTTCCGCAGAAGGCACCGATAGCGGAACCACTAAGCTGACCGTTACCCCGGCAAAGGGGAATGAGGGCAATGTATACAAATACAAGGTTGCATCCAGCCAGACAACCGTGGAGTATGGCCAGAATGTAAAGAACTGGAGCGCATGGGACGGCAAGTCCGATATTACCGCTGCAACCGGGCAGGTTATCACGGTAGTTGAGTGCGACAGCACCTATAAGGCACTGAGCGCAGGACATGCGACAGTAACCGCAAAGGCGTAAGGAGGGTTCCGGCATGGCATATGCAGACTATGAGTTTTACAAAACATCATTTTTCGGCAATGTCGTGCCGGAATCTGATTTTAATCGGTTTTCTGAAAGAGCCAGTGACTTTATCGACGTGCTGACCTTTGACCGACTGGTGGACGGCCTGCCAGGGGATGAGCGGCAACAGAAGCGCATTAAGAAAGCTGTCTGCGCTGCGGTTGATATCCTGTATCAGATTGATATTGCGGAGCAGAACGCGGCAGCGGCGGCAACTGGCACGGCTACCACCTTACCGGGTGGCGGCACGACCACAGGAATAGTGACATCTGTATCATCCGGCAGTGAATCCAGATCTTACGCCACACCTCAGCAGATTGGAGCAAGTGCAAAGGAATGGAGTGCGGTGTATGCCGCCGCCGGAGATGTACAGAAAACGAACGACTTACTCTTAAAGACAGCGTTACCGCTTCTAATGGGAGTAAGGACGGATGATGGAATGCCAGTATTGTATGCAGGAGTGTGAATATGAAGTTTAGAAAAAAGCCTGTTATCGTTGAAGCATTTAAGTATGATGGTGATCTGAAAGACCGGAACGGCTTGTTTTACGTTCCATTTTGGGCGCAAGAAGCTTATAAGAAAGGTATTATGTATTACGGCGCAGAAACTTGTGATTTACCTCCGTGTGAGCTTTATATCGAAACATTAGAGGGAACACATCATGTTTCTGTTGGAGACTATGTTATCCAGGGTGTAAACGGAGAGCTTTATCCGTGCAAGCCGGATATTTTTGAAAAAACTTATGAGGAGGTGAAAGAGTAATGGAAGCATTATTCGCAAATATGACTTTGATTCTGGCAGTGATCGGGATTCTGGCATTTTGCGTGTCGGTCATCACCCAGGTTTTTAAGGGTGTAGGTGCCCTGTCAAGGATTCCGACCGATGCACTGGTGTTCGTTCTTTCCATCGGTATTACTGTAGCCGCTTTTGTGGCATACATGCAGTATATCCAGATGCAGATATTATGGTACATGATTCTGGCAGCTATCATGGCGGGCTTTATCGTTGCCTTTGTAGCTATGTATGGATGGGAAAAGCTCACGGAGCTGTGGAAAAGAATGAGTAATAACGGAAAAGACTGGAGTAAGTAATGGGAAACATACCGTTCCGGCAGACAAGGTTCTGGGAAAACTGCGAGAAAAGAATATTTGACGGCGAGCCGAAAAACGCTGTTGTTGCTATCAGCAGTGTGGGCTGTATGAAAAGCAAGCGTAACAAGCAGATGCTCATTGATGGTTACAACGAGATGGTTAAGCGATTGGAGCCATCCTGCATCATCTTTTATGGCATGGTGCCGGACGAATGCAAAGGGAACATCATTCGCGTGAAGCCGTTTCAGGACAAGTTTAAAAAGGCGGTGTGTGGCTGATGTATGACAAGACGGTAACGGTATTTAACTTCTACAACTCCAAAACCGCAGGCTTATCATACTGGTATCCGCACATCCTGTCTTGCGTTGACCTGATAACCGATCACGGCGCAATGCTGAAAAAGTATGGCCCAGACAGTACCGACAATGCCGCACTGCATATTGCTTACACTCCGGACGGGGACAAGGTGATGGTGCAGCGGTCAGACGGTGCAGCGGTGCCGTGGTTGCCCCCGAAAGCATGGGCGGCGCAGGTCAATGATGATCTTCCGGGCAGTATCACCTTCGGGCCAGAGGACTTTTTCTGGCAGGGTGAATGGACTGGCGGCATGGTTGTGGATGATGATTACCGCGACGGTTTTTACCAGTACATGAACAGCAACCGCGACAATGTTTACAAGATAACCAGTGTAGGTGGGCCGTATACGGTTATCCCGCACTTTGAAATTTTAGGAAAGTAGGCAGGTTTAAGGGGCGGTAATATGGCAAGGAGAAGCAAGCGCTTTTATCTCAAAAATCTGTCATACAATGTTGGCAGCATTCATCTGAAACTCGATATGTCCCGCTTTGAGCGGCAGTTTCAGCAGGCACAATACTATCTGGACGGCGCTGTCATGAACAGTATGGTGCCGTATATGCCGATGGTAACGGGCAGCTTTATCAATACCACCCGTGCTGCCAGTGCGGCGGTACAGGGAAGCGGCTTTGTGTATGCCGGATATGGCCCACAAGGGCGTTATCTGTATGAGGGTAAGGTTATGGTTGATGAACTGACCGGATCGCCCTGGGCGCGGCGTGGAGCCCGTAAGGTGCTTGTGAGTGAGTACACAGGCAAGACCAACGCACGGGAAAACATCACCTACACGCACCAGGCACACCCAAAAGCACAGGATCACTGGTTTGAAGCGGCGAAGCAGGCAGACGGAAAGACATGGATAAAAGGCGTAAAGCGCATAGCTGGAGGTGGTAAGCATGGATAAGGTCATAGGGCGGGACGCAAGCGGGTTTGATATTCTCACCCGCGCGGTGAAATCCCTGTTAAATCAATATCCTGGTCTGGAAGATGGCGAGGTCATTAAGTTTGAGGAGCTTGGAAAAGAATCCGGAATAGCCTTTTCAGCTGACAATGGGGCGCTGGTGTATGCAGAATCGGAAGATGTCTGCGGCGGCATCCATCAGCAATGCCAGTATCCGTTTTACGTGGTATACCGCACAGCAGCCACAAAAGAACGGCTTAAACTGAATGTACAAGACTTCCTTGACACCCTCGGCAAGTGGATATGCCGGGAGCCTGTTGTTATAAACGGCACTCAGACGCGCCTAAAGGCATTTCCGGCCCTGTCTGATGGTCGAGTGATAAAACGCATTACCCGCGATAACTCATACGGTTTAGAGCCAAATGAGGAAGCGGTGCAAGACTGGGTACTGCCTGTTACGGTGCAGTACACCAATGACATAAAACCGATTGATTAGAAAGGAAAAAAGACATGATTGAACGTAAGTTTTTGGCTCACTATGTAGACGCGGCTTTCAGTTCTTCTACCCCGACTTATGTAAGACTCGGCAAAAATCTGGAAGAGTACAACGAAGAGCTTAACCCAGATGTTGAGGTAACAAAGAACATTCTGGGCGAACAGTCTGTACAGCATTCCGGATATGAAGCGCAGGCAGATGTTGACCCGTTTTATTTTGAGGACTATGATGACGCGCTGTCTACTAAGATCATGGAGCTGGCAAACACTAGAGCTACCGGAGATAAGTGTAAGACAACTATGGTTGATGTGCTGTTAAAGCCTGGATTATCTGATGATGCTGCGCCGACTGCTGTATGGGCTTATCGCGAAGATGTGTATCTGATTCCGAACAGTGTAGGTGGTGACACTTCCGGCATACAGACTCCGTTTACTCTCTATAAAGCAGGAAACAGAGTCAAGGGTACATGGGATGTAAGCAAAAAGACTTTTACCCCGTCTTCCAGTCTGGAGTAAAGGAGGTTATCTATGGCAAGACAGCTTAAGATTGATGACCGGGAATGGATCGAGGTTACCGATGCAGCCGGGAATGTAACTGGTGGCTTTTGGTGGAACCCGTCTGACCTGGACATCATAAAAAGATGTGAAAAAACGCTGAA